TATATTCACGATGTGTTGAGTTAATGGCATTTACTTTTACAAATATTATTTTAAATTAAAAAAAATCATTCGCTGTCAAACATAATATCATTGCTGGCGGGTGTCTCGTCATCTTCACCATCCTCAGCGACGAATGCGACCCACGTGCGACCATAGGCAGTCTTATATGTTCCATCAATAGCCATACTTATATTACCTTGCCGTGCCTTGTCAAAACCAATTGATTTCAAATATATAACGGCGTCTCCTTGCCCGAGATGTTCTCTCTCAAATTTACCATTGAGATAAGAGGCACATTTCATCCGCTCGGATTTTGTCCCGTCATATTTTCCGTTTGTATGAGCGTCCCTTCCGTTTTCAACTTGTGTACCAAGACGAAGTTTGTGGGGACGAAAATCTTGCCTATCGTCATCTTCGTGTAATACCATCTCATTCGGTTTCCTCATTGCCCATTCGTCAGGATAAAATGCCGCGAACGCAACGATATGACAATGACAATGTTTACCATTTATTGTTATCTTGGGATATCCAGCTATTAGACCCATACTATCAGTTGTTAACACGTTTTCAGCGTGCTTCGTGATGAACTTTGCTCTACACATATTTGATATTTCCCAACGCCCTCGGCAGGTATTAGACCCAGCTACTTCTCTCCACACTTCTCCATCAAGATCTGGATACTCCTTATATGTAAACCCAAACTGCTTGTTTGCAGCATACTTCAAAATAATCCCCGTGGTATACTTGCGACCAAACGAGTTCTTCTCGCCCGCAAAGTGCTTTACCCACTCGTTTGCTGTTTTTTCATGACCATCTTTGACGACTATAAAAGCCGCCTTGTAAGTTTCAGGACGTTCTTGATTATCATTTTGTTGTTTTTTAGTTGCCCATCTAATGTTATATATCGTGTCGTTGTTTCTGTCCCGGTCTTTATGATCAGCTGTATGGGCTGGTGTGGGCGGAGGGCCTATCATTGAAGCTAACGCACGCGCGACCATAACCTTACATAATTTACCAATGTCATTACGCACGCCGCACGCGTTATATCCGTCTTTGTTCTTATGAGGTTTTACGATTGCTCCTGATTTACTGTTCCTGATGACTCCATTTGGGTCAATTGTATATTTACTAAAAATTACAAGCTCAATTGTCTTCTTTTTCACGTAATAGTAATGCATTTTACGTATCAATCATTTTGATTATATTAAATTATTACAAGTGTTGATATGTTTACTCGTCGCTGTCAAACATAATATCATTGCTGGCGGGTGTCTCGTCATCTTCACCATCATCATCATTTAGGAAGGAAAATGTCTCCATCTTTGATGGCTTCTCGGTCACCAGCAGCTGAAGAGCCTGGAAAGTCACGCCCCAGCTAGTACCGGAACCGATGAACCATACACTGGCGATTTCGGCAATCACCTTGACGGTAGCGCCACGAGGCACATCTTCCACGGAAATGATGCTCTTGTCAGTGTCAAATACCTGCACATTTGGCTTGCCATTCCTGATGGAAATCTTGGTCTTGGTCACAGGGGCATACTTACCGGATGGGTCAGCCTTTGTAAGCTTGCGATAGGTGTCCTCAAGCAGCTCACGGCTCTTTTGCTTGCCGAACCAAGCCACACTATTTGTGTAAGCGGCGTCAATCAGGTGGTGGTCAAACTCGGTGAGCTTGTTGAAGAGCAGCAGAGTGTTCTCGTTGGTCTCATACCCGCGGAAAGACAAGTCAACGCTGTAAGACATGGGATCGTTCTCTGGGCGGTCGCGGTAAGCAGAGATGCCGAAAGGAAGGTTCATCGCAGGGAACTGTAGGGTGACCTTGGTCTTAGTACCATTCTTATCGACGATGGGGATAAACTTGCCACCCATCTTGTTCTTCTCGACGGGGCCGAAGCAAATAGCAGCGGGCTCAAAAGTCTTGGCGGTGTAGATGGGAGCCATTGTGAAAGTAAAGTGGTTGTGTTGAGGGCTATTAAGTTGTTAATTCGGGGGGCTTTGTTTGGCTTTATTACTTATGAGAACTACCGGTGGTGAAGAAGATACAATACTATTTCCACACCGCTTTTATACATCGGCGTGTGGATATGCGAGTGCCAGGGGCAAATGACAATTACGATTGTGCCATATTGACAAATAGTTTACGACCACACAAAACACTTTACATGCATGTAAAAGTTTTCAAGAAAATAAAAAAAATAAAAAGAATAAAAAAAAATAACTACTTGTAGTTCTCGACTGATGTGCCGCATTTTAACTACAAGTAGTTCGATTTTTTTTTCTTTTATTAATTTAATAAAAATTTTTGCATTCATAAAAAGATGGAAATAAAAACATACAATATCAGGCTGCATGTATGTGGCTGTGGTTACAACACGACTGATAACGGCAATGCTAGCAAACACAAAAAAGTGGCATGTGGTCATACGATGACGAATGAAATGACGGAATTTGTTTTGAAGAAAGATCACTTGGCGTCTCATGTCACTAATAATGACAACAGAGTAGACAATAGCCACAATCATATCGGTGATAATATTGATAACAGCACCAATATCACTAATGTAACCCTGGTTCTTCCCGAGAGGACGACCAAAGAGGACTTCTTGGAGTATCTACGAGAGCTTGACCATTTGGGATATAGAGCACCCGAACAAATCGCGACGATGCCTGGGAAGATGCTGATGTTCACGAGAGACGCCAAGAAAGTTCCGGGAGCACTTATAGAAAGAAACAAGAAAATCATAGAAAAACTACCGGATGGAACCGAACGTGTGATGGGAAAGAAGAAAGCGATACAAACATATACACACGAAGCGGTAGATGCTTTGTGTTTGCAACCGCCTGCGAATGGTGTGGTCGATTTTTTAGAAACGGAACGTGGTTCTAAAAGAACGAAAATGTCATTACAGGATGCTGCGAAGTTGCGTGTGACCAATCCCAGAGAATATCATCAAGGTGTGCCTGAAGATGTAAAATTTCGCCATCAAAAAATAGAGAGCCATACGGAGAAGGCGTTGGATAAGATAACCACTGAGAACAAAACGAATGGTTTCCTGTGATTGTGTGTCTGTGTGATTTAATAAGATTTTACATCATTTGTGTGGTTTAAAATCAATTAAAATAAATTAAAGGAACTTGTCATACATATTATCTTCGGGGCTCTTGACATCGGTGTCTTCGGCAGTGTCTTCGGTAACGTCATCACCATCGTCATCACCATCGTCCACGAAGGAAAATCCTGCGAGCTTGTTGGGCTTCTCCACCACGAGAAGCTGCACCGCGCGCCAAGTAACGCCCCATGCGGTGGATCCTACCTGCCAAATGCTGGCGATCTCGGCAATCACCTTCACCGTGGACCCACGAGGAACATCTTCGATGCCAATTGGTGTCTTGTCGGTATCGAAGATTTGGACATTGGGCTTGCCGTTCATGATGGAAATCTTGGTCTTGAGGATAGGAGCATACTTGCCTGACGCGTCAATCTTTGTTAGCTTGCGATAGGTGTCCTCCAGGAGCTCGCGAGACTTCTGCTTGCCAAACCAAGCGACGCTGTTGGCATGAGCGGCATCGATCAGGTGCTGGTCGAGCGCATTCATCTTGTCGAGCAGGAGCTTCACGTTCTGGTTCTCGTCGATTCCGCGGAAGGACATATCTGCGCTGTAAGACACGGGCTCGTCTTCTGGCTTCTCGCGGTATCCCGAAAGTCCGAAGGGGAGATGGAGAGTTGGGAACTGCAGAGTCACACGTGTCTTTGCACCCTGATCGTTGGTAAGAGGGATGAACTTGCCACCCATCTTGTTCTTCTCAACGGGGCCGAAGTAGATGGAGGCGGGCTCGAAGGTCTTAGCGGTGTAGATGGGAGCCATTGTAAGTAAAGTGGTTGTGTTGAGGGTTGTTAAGTTGTTAATTGGGGGCTTGGGGGGTTCTTGGTTTGTGTGTTTCTTATGAGGAGTGGGGGTGGTGGTGAGGAAGATACATTACTGATGTACACACCGCTTTTATACATCGGCGTGTTAATATGATGGTGCCAGGGACAAACGACAAACACCCAGGTCAAGCCAACCTCTAGTTAGATTGTTTTACACCAGGAGGGTTGGTTCCGCCATCTCCGCCACGGCGTACGTCTCCAGAAGCTTCCCACATGCTTCCGAACAACGCACTGGGGAACTCCTCGGTGCGAATGTATGTGTCCAGATCTCTAGGCAAGTATCTGTATTGAATCTCTCGAGGTCTGTCATATGTCAACGAATTTGTGACAACAAGTATTATTCCCGTGAACATAAGGAAGAGGAAGAAGGTTCCGAGACTCATTTATATAATCAAATAAGATTTTTTGAGCAAAAACAAATGCGGCGAGTGATTGACGAACGATGTCGGTCAAAAAAATCTTAACCGTTTGTATGGATGAACTGCCATCAGACGTTGTTAGAAAAATCTATGTAAAATATTGCGGTCTCAGAAACGCGGACGAGATGAGAAAAGCAGCCCATAAGGTAGCTGTCACAGTAAGCGATTATTTGGTCCATGCTCTTAACACCAAGGGGCACTACACATATTACCCCCCTACTATGTGCCATCTTGTAAACTTCTCAGGACATGTTAGGATATATGGTACGGGGAGAATAGTAACACTTCATTTTTGTGACCGTCAGCTGACAGTGATTTTAAAAATTAAGCCACGAGAAAATGTATACATGATCACGGAGTGCGATTATGATACTTGCGATATGTTCGCCATCTTGGCTATGACACTGTTGCTAGAACATTTTAATACCCGCATCGCTATTGTGAACGCACGTCGTCCTACCAAATCGTGGATAAAATTCCATCTTCGTGATAAACTCATTTCTGATCTCTCTGTCGAAACGAACATCTCGGTGTATAGACTAGAGAAGATCCTCGACAGTCATTGAAAGAAGCTTATGTGTATACTAATGACATCCGTGACCATTAATGGTCACTGTAAATACGGTTTGTCGATACAAATATGTAATACGCATCTAAAAAATATTTGATACATATTATATAATGAACAGAGTGATACTAGAAAACGCATTGCGTCCTTTATACCAAAATATGAATATAGTTGGTTCCCGCGGCCCTGTACCGAGTTGGGTATTCCCGGCAACAATCGCAACTGTCGTTTTATTGACATTCATCCTGATAATGACTGTGAAGATTTACGAGATGATGTCTACCGGGAAATGCTTACTATGCGGTCAGTCTCATAGAAAAAATTGATCAGTCGTCGAAATACAATTTGTCGATACGAACTATAATCATATTGACATATGTAAGTATTAGTATAGAATGTATTTTTACAAAGATGCCATATAAGAATAAGTCCAAGAAGCTAAACTCGAAAACATCACCAAGAAGATGTATATATTATTTGGCCGTATGTAAAAACACGAAAGTTAATTATATTAGTGTTATATATAATGGCGTTTCCCACTGGCACCATCAACGACGAGGATAAACTCTTCCCAGAGCTTCCAAACAACAACATCGCCCCAATTCGCCCCCAGCAGGACGACGTGTGGGGGAAAGATGGAGATGCGTTCTTTTACAACGGGACGACGAAGATGAACTGCCCTGCCGGACTCGTATGGAACTCGAGTCTCAAGTCATGCTCCTATCCGTTGAGTCCAATCGACACCAAGAAAGCATTCTGTGATAACGTGGACGAAGCATATGTTTTGTACAAAAAGGATAGAGATGGTGGTAAGTCCGCGGCGGATGCGATAAAGTCGCTTCAGACAAAATATGCCGGAATCGGCCCTCAATCCCAGAAGTTATTAGAGGACAGATACATAGCTTCGAAGCCCCCCGCGCCTACTCCTAAGCCTCCTGCGCCCAAACCCCCACCACCTACCCCTAAGCCTCCTGCGCCCAAACCCCCACCACCTACCCCTAAGCCTCCTGCGCCAACGCCAGATGTCGGGGCCCCGCCTTCGGGGTCTATCGTGGCTGAGACTCTCAAAGATTTTAGCAAAGGCAAAGGTGTAGATGACTCTCTAGTGTTCCCTCGTGGTGCGGCACCGGAGATCGTCAATATTACACAGATAGCTCCAAGACATTTCAAGTTCGTACTTCGTCACCGGGGTAACCCATGGTCCCCGTATAACCCACGTGGTACCAAAGGGGCTTGGTATGATGGCGACAGGGACTTATCCTGGAACGAAGGAAAGCGTGATGGGAAATATCATGACAAATCTCGCGCGGAAGTCTCCGGCTTACCCGCCAAAATTTCTAACGGAGAAACTTGGGAGATTGCGACTACGGTGAAACTGGACAAAAATTTTGTGCCGTCACGGAGTTACTGCAATCTGGCTCAGCCCATCTTTGATGGTTCATTTTTGTCGCTAACGAATATCAAAGGCAACGTAGTAACGGGAAGTTTGTTCGTCTTCCCGAATGGGATAGGAAGCGAGATAAAGACCGCAAGAGACATCGCGATTCCCAGAGAGCAGTGGACCTCCATAAGAATCCGCGTAAAGTTTGCAAAGGATGGGTTTTATCAGATGTCGATTAATGGCGATGCTTTCAAAGGAATCAATTTGGACACGACGAAGGCAAGATTTCCATACACCAATAAATGGGGTTTATACTGTACAGCAACTACGGATGTCACTGGAAAGCCGATGACCGACAGCATAGTGGAGCACAAGAACATTTACATGAAGAAAATGTAAGTAACCATCAAAACATAGTTTGTCGATACGCTATCATCATATTGACAATCTCAGTAATTTAATGAGGTGATTATTATAAGTGTATAATAAAGATGTTAGGATTCCAAGAATTTGTAGATAATATTAGAGAAAATGCCATGTTATATTTGAATAATATATTTGGTGCAAATACTCCCTCCTTGACTGATATCGTGCATGAGACAATTAAGTATTGTGAAGCGGATAGTTTGCCTTGTGACGGAAATGTATATATACTAACTTTTCCGATCAGCGAAACTGGCAATATTAACAAACAATATTGTGGCCAGACTATCAATATCCTCGATCGTTTTCGATCTTATAAAAGACTGAGAGGAAGTAACATTCATATGACCAGAGCTTTAAAAAAATATAAAGGTTTTAAAAATATACATTTTCACTATGTCAAACTTCCAAAAATATGCATGGATATCGTCGAGATATTCGTTATTCATAAATATAATCTCACGGATCCCAGAAGAGGCTACAACAAGAGCTCCGGTGGAACGTATGGGTTCACAATGAGTGAAGAAGTTATTAATAAGCAAAGACTTCGAATGTTCGGAGCAAGAAATCATAATTTTGGCAAAGGATGGAAAATATCAGGGAGTAAGAATCCTCAATATGGTATGACGGGTAAATTATCTACTTTTTTTGGGAAAAAACACACGACAACCTGGAAGAAAAATATGAGTATACGAATGTCCGGAGAAAATAATCCAAATTTTGGAAAGGTTGGATTATTGTCCCCCTGGTATGGAAAACATCATCATCCTGATACTATAGCTAAAATAAGTGCCTCTCGTATTGGTAAATATGCAGGCGAAATGAGTCCAACTTTTGGAACCAAGGGAGAATTGTCACCCAGATCAAAGGCTGTTTGTGTGAATGGTAAAATATACGGGTCTGGCAGAGTTGCATCATCAACAGAATTTCCTAATAACACTATCAAATACGTTCAAAACTTTATACGTGATAATAGTGAATCAACTCGAATTTTTTGGATATCTAAAGAATTTTACGAGTATTGCAAACAAAATAATCTCGAAAACATTACGAAGAAAATGTATATATTATTCAACAGAATGTAAATATAAAATGTTTGATACTACTAAATGTCCAAGTGGGTTATCATCACGGTTTCGGCCGTTCTCGTAACGGTCGGGATAATATTCGGAGCCTTGGTCTATTTGCTGAAGAAAAATCAGGCCGAGGAAGATGCCGCGGATGAGTTGTTCTTAAAGAGCAAGTCTGCTTTGTTGAACACTGCGGTATCTGAACAATTG